AATATTTAAAATATTTATGTTGATAAAATTTTTTCATATTTATCCCTTCTTTTTTTATCTTATATATAAATAATTCGATTAAAAAAGATTATAGTCCTTTTTTTGTTTATGAAAATTCTAGGTCTATTAACAGGTGATTAATATCACCACTAAATACCTACAAAAAAAAGGATTAATTTTCGGGGGTATCTTCATAAAAATTCGGAAATATTATCTAATATTGTGAATAAAATATGACAAATTGTTATTCTGCAAAAATAAGGAAAAAAAGGGTGTGGAAATGCTTTATAATGACAATAAAAAACATTAAATTACAATGAAAAATAAATTAATTTAAACTAAATTTATTTTTCATTCGACAATATTCGCTATTGAAAATAAGAACGGTTGTTCTATAATCTAATTATGAAAAGAAAATAAGCACCATCCTTTATTTATTGGACAGTGCTTATCATGTAATTTTACTTTTCATTTCCTGATATAGAGATAGTGCTCTTTCTATAAATTCAATCTCATCTTCTGGATAGCTTTCATAATGAAATGGTAAATCTGTTCTACCAAATAAATAATCAAGTGAGACTTTATAAAAATCTGCTAATTTAATTATTCCAGACAGGTCCATTTCTCGAGTACCCTGTTCATAATTTCCATATGTAGACCTTACAACTCCTAATAAATTAGCTATATCATCTTGTTTTAAATGATTTTTCTTTCGTAATTCTTGCAATCGTTTAGCAAGTATACTTAATCCCTCCATTACCCCGTGATTTACATAAAATTATTATAAAGGGATAATTTGGAGGAAGACATTATAAAAATGTAAATGACACAAAATGTGTAAATTTAAATATATATGACACGAAATAAAATCACTAGGGGTGCAGATTCGATGAAGAAAACAGTGGATCTAAAGAAGTTAGCAAAAGTATTAAAAATTGAAGTTTGTGATTTAAAAAATGTTATATCACAAATTAATCTTTCATTCGAAGTAGACGAACATACGCAATAATACCTTTAGCTTCTTCTTTAGTTAGCTTTTTACCATCTATTTCAAAATCAAACTCCGTTAATATTTCATCATCTGTTAACTCAATCTTTTCAATAAAATCAGCCTCATTTTTAACTTCTTCAGGATCATAATTCACATCTTCTAATAATTCATCTTTATCCCAGTAACCACAAACAACCATTAACTCTACATAAGAAGTAGTCTCTAAAAATTGTGCAAGAGTTTTTAAAGTACGAGCTTCAGGTTTCTGTATCTCCGCTTCAATTCGTGAAATAGTTGCCGATGATATCCCACATTTATCCGCTAATCTTCTTTGACTTTTATATCCACTGGCTATTCTATGTTTACGAATGAATTCTCCGTATCCTTCCATGATTAAAACCCCTTTTTAATTTTTTAGTTAATATTATTTTCTACTTGATTATATAAAAAGTATTACGCACACGCAATAAAATTGTGTCTACAAATTTTGCGTGCTCGTAACAAAGTTGTTGAAATTTGAAATAAATCTTTTAAATTTCGAAATAAAATATTGCGTTCGTATCATTTTGGGTATATTCTAAATTCAGAACAGAGAGAAAACAACAGGAGGTGTAAAAATGAAAACTGAAAAAGCCAAAATTAGGTTGAATGAAAAGGAGTTGAGGAAAGCTGCTATTGATCACGGTTTGAAGACAAATGCCCAAATTGCAGAAGCTATTGGTGTTTCTCCATCACAGCTATGGAGATCAACATTACCTACTGAACATCACAGTTACAATGAACCTGGTCCAAGTTTCATAGCTGGAGTTTTAAAAAAATTTGGTGAACCATTCGAGAGATTCTTTTTTTTGGATTCAAGTGATACGAACGCAACAAAATTAGGCGGTGTTTAAATGACTACGGAACAATTAATTATCGTAGCTTGGATTTTTAGCCTAATTACATTCTTCATTGGTGTTGTAGTTGGTGATTATCATGCAACGAGAGGAGGTGACAAATAAGTTTTGACGGAGATTAAATACCATCATTCTTTTTAAAAGAAATAGCAGCACTACTATAAGGGAGGATATAAACGTGCAGATAGTTTTTCATACTCTTACATTAAAAAACTTTAAATCTCACAGAGACCTTGAAGTTAAGTTTGGCGACCTGACCAAGATCTCTGGAGAAAATGCAGTGGGAAAGTCCACAATTCCAGAAGCAATCCCATGGTTATTTTACGGTACGGATGCTTTAGGAAGCAAGATGGATCCTACACCTATCACTTACGATTCAGATGAAACAATGGTTTCACTTTTATTTGAAGTAGATGAAAAACAAGTATTACTTGGCCGAGGTCTTAAAAAAGGAAAGGCTCAATACTACATCAATGAGGTTCCATCAAAGGCAGGAGAATTTGAAGAAGTACGGGATCAATTGTTTGATAAAGATTTGTTTATGTCATTGTATAATCCGTCTTATTTTCCCTCATTACACTGGGAAAAACAGCATGAATTGATTCTCAGTTATGTTACATCTCCAGTAAGTAAAGAGGTCTTAAAACAGCTACCAGGAGCGCAAGGAACAACATTAGAAACACATTTAAAGAAACACAAACTTGATGACCTTGAGAAGATTCATAAGGATAACAAGAAGGTAAAAGATAAAGCTTACATTGCTGCACAAAGCCGAACCAAAACATTAAAAGAACAGCTGGAAACAATGGCTCCTACTGTAGCATTAGATAGTTTAAAGGTCGAACTCAACCAGCTTATCCGTGAAAGAAATGAGATTGAGGTCATCACAGATTCAGCAGGTGAAGTAAACCAAAAAATTAATAGATTACAAACTCAAATAAACAACTTGCTCCAAGAACGCGACAGCATGAAAGAGCAGTTCCAACAGTTGAAAAATGAACCAATTCAAGATACTTGCCGGGTATGTAAACAGCCTTTGAAAGATGATTCTCTTGCCGCAGCTGAAGAAGATAAACAAAAGAGAATCAAGCAATTTAAAAATCAATATGATCAGATTGTTCTCCATAGAAAAGAACTTGAAGAAGAGCTTTCAGGTCTTGAATATATTGATGTTTCAAAACAACTTGAAAAGGCTCGCACTTTACAAGAAAAGATTATGCCGTTAGAACGGGAAATTCAAAATCACAAAGATTATGAAAGAATGCTCGAACAGGTCCATCAGGCTGAAACTGACGAAAAAGAAACGCTTCAATCCCTTAATGAGTCAATCTTTATCCTAGACAGTATTAAAGCATTCAGAGCAAAAGAAGCAGAATTGCAAGCATCAAAGGTACAATCTTTGTTTGAAACTCTTTCAATTCGACTATTCGATGAGCAGAAGAACGGAGAGATTAAACCGACATTTGAAATCGAAATGGATGGCAAAGGATATAGAAAGCTATCACTCTCGGAAAGCATCCGCGCTGGATTAGAACTTAGAGACGTTCTTTCCAATCAAAGCGAACTGATTGCTCCATGCTTTGTGGATAATGCCGAGTCTATCACCAAGTTTAAACAACCAAGTGGACAGCTAATTATAAGCCGCGTTGTTGCTGGACAAGAATTAAAAATTGAACAGGGATGAGGTGAAAGAGTATGCCAGATTTAGAACATCCGGACATTACCCGTACCATTCAGACTGGTTACCCCAACTTAGTTTCTCAGCCAGAGCATTGGGGAGATGATGCGCTTGGTGATGAAATCCTTAATGGTGATACCTACATTGAGCTACCAAATGGAGAAGTATTATCGGAAAGCAACTTAGAAGATTACTTGATTGAAAATCTTGGCTGGGTTTTTAAAACGGCGGACTAGGAGGAATTTATTTTGCCAATTAAAGTTATTCCATTTAGTGGTTGGCCTTATAATCCAACTGACCAAAACGATTGTATTGCTCTAAGGATGCATGGAATAGACTCAAATTCAATCGAATTGAGTTTCCCATTTCATGAAGATACACCAAATTTTACACTTTCAATTTCTGAAGCGCTTGATTTAAAAAATGCCATAAATCAACTTATCGATTTAAAAATGCTTGAAAAGCCAAGGGAGGATTAATTAATGTCAAACAATCAACTAGCAGTATATCAATCATTCGCTTTCGGAGAATTAACCCAGCAAGACGTAGTAACAATACGTGAAACTATCGGTAAGGATTGCAATGAATCTCAATTCAAATTGTTCATGTCTATTTCAAAAAGTGCCGGTGCCAATCCGATCTTAAATGAAATTTATCCAACAGTAAGGCAAAATCAACTGACAGTACAATTTGGAATCGATTTTTATGTTCGTAAAGCAAAAGAAACAGAAGGTTATCAAGGCTATGACGTCCAACTGGTACATGAAAATGATGAGTTTAAAATGCACCAAGAAAAAGCAGATGACGGTCGATACTTCATGGTGATCGATGAGCATTCCTTTGGTTTCCCACGTGGTAGAGTAATTGGCGGTTATGCATTTGCCTACAAAGAGGGGTTAAAGCCATTCTCAGTAATTATGGAAGTTGAAGAGGTGGAACATTTTAAACGTTCACAGATCGGAATGCAGAAAACCATGTGGACTAATTACTTCAATGATATGTTCAAAAAACATATGGTCAGAAGAGCATTAAAAGCAGCATTCAATCTAAATTTTGATGATGAATCAGTGGAAAGCCAAGGCTCAGATGGTATTCCAGAATATCAGCCACAGCCTAGAAAAGACATTACACCAAATCAAGATGTAATTGATTCTCCACCGCAGGAACCACAGCAAGATGATGAAGCAGCAAAGATTAAAAAAGTTCGTTCGGAAATCTCTAAAAAGTTTAAAACACTAGGTATACCAAAAGACCAACAAAAAGAGTACATGGCTGTAAATGTTCCAGGTTTCAAAGGTTCATTGGCTGACTATGTTGGGTTAAGCCAGTTGCTAGATATGCAATTAGATATGCAAGAAGCGCAGGATGAATTACCACTTGATGACGATTCCTTGGAATAGAGGTGAATTAAATGCAAATCACAAAAAGACATTTAGATTTTGTTCAGGAAGCTAATGGAGTTTTTGAAGATGAACCGCTTAGAGAAACTTGCAGAAACGATGATGAATCGCTCATTGCTCTAAGAATGGGAATGGACAGAGATTGTGTTGATCTTTATGAACTTGGAGAGCATGTAGCTTTATTTTCCCAGCAAATGGACCCATGTCCAATGCCAAGGAGACCAGTCCGAGAATTCTCATATGATATGGAAAAACAATTGGAAGCCAATGACCATAAAGGCGGATGGAATGACGAAGATCATCATTTCTTAACTGCCCAATTAGCAAAAAATCTGTTTGACCTAAACTATGAACTTAAAAAAGTTGATAGAGATAAGCATAAAATCACCATTCGTTGCGCCAACATCGCTAATTTTGCAATGATGATCGCTGATAATGAGGGCGAACATTTATGAAAGTTAATATCTTAGCATCCGGATCCACTGGAAACTGCATTGCTCTCAGTTCAAATGATTCTACCATTCTAGTGGATGCCGGCATTGCAAAAACCAAGATTGAACAAAGATTGCTAGAGGTTGGCATTCTACCACAAACAATCAAAGCAATCTTTATCACACATGCTCATTCCGACCATGTGAAAGGCTTGCCATTAGCAAACAAATACAAGATACCTGTTTTTGCTGCCGAGAATGAGTGGAAATCCATTTCAGGAGTAGACATACAACTTCAAAGGCCGTTTAAATCAGGTTCAGATTTAACCCTTCATGATTGGTATATCGAAACATTTAAAACGCACCATGACGCTTTTGAACCGTGTGGATATGCCGTTAGCGACTTTGAGGGCCAGAAATGTTCCATCTGTTTAGATACTGGTCATGTAGATGAGGACATGCTTACAACTATGGAATACTCCAATATCTACATCATTGAATCTAATCATGAACCAAACATGGTGGAAGTGTCGGATTATCCGAACAGCGTTAAAGCCAGGATACTTTCTCACATCGGACATTTAAGCAACGAGCAGACTGCAGAGGCACTTTCTAGGCTTGTAAATGGAGTAGGAGAGCAAATATACCTTACTCACTTATCGCATAAAAATAACCTTCCTGCTCTTGCAGAAATGACGGTTAAAAGAGCAATAGCTAAGAAAGCTTTAAGGGCAGGAACACATTATCAAATAGAGGTGATTTAAGTGAACATTGATTTAATCAAGGCATTTCCAAAAGAAAAGACTTATACCGAAAAGCAAGTAAATGTAATGAAAGAATTCCACCATGTAGAACTTGCTCAAGCGTATCAGCAGAAAGCACGTGCCCAGCAATTAGTGATTGATCTTACTGAATCTATTAAAAAGAAAAATGCAGAGATTGAACACCTTGAATATTTCATCACTTCTTTAACATTATCTCTAAAACTATCAAGTGATTATGTTGTTAAGCTAAGGTCACAGTTACAAAAATTTGAATGAGGGTGAGGTGAATGCAGGGGTATATCAAGGACCATAGAAAGGAACTGAATAGCGATATTTGGCTTATGCCGCCCCTGTATCATCGTGTGTGGCAATGGCTAAAGTATCAAGTGAATCATAATGATGCAGAAATACCAATGACAGATGGGACAAAATTGAGAATCAGAAAAGGGCAGCATCTTACATCTGTTAGAAAAATCGCCCGGGGAGTTAGCTGGTATGAGCGTGGTGTCTTAACTGAACCTAACCTTAAAACCATTACAAGAATATTAACTTGGCTTGTTAATAATCAAATGATTACTATCTCAAGAGGTTTAAAAAATAGGCAGTATACGCTCATTACTATACTGAATTGGGAAGCGTATCAAATGCTGGATGAACCTCAAGGAACGGGGCCGCCAGAAGATAAACCACCTAAAAAGACTAAGAAAGAGGTTAAATATCCAGAGGACAACACCTATTACAAAATGGCTGTTTTCTTTCATAAAAAAGTTTCTGAGGTAGCAAAAGCCGAGGGATTGAGTCATCTCATCATTAAGGCAGACATGCAAAAATGGGCAGATGATATGCGTAAACTCATTGAAACTGACAAGATAGATAAGCGATTAGCAAGAGATGTAATGGTTTGGGTGACCAAAGATAGTTTCTGGAAAACCAATGTTATGTCTGCTAAAAAGCTTCGTGAAAAATTTAGTGAATTAGCAATCAAAATGAAAGCATCCCAAAATCAGAAGCAACCAATACAGCAGCAAAGAACGGATCCCCGTGATAAAGAAATTGAATTCCAACGCTTTTTAGAGAAAGGCGGTGATCCAAATAAATTCAATTGGGGACAATAGCGAGATTACGGCTGAACAATCAGTATTAGGAGCCATTTTACTGGATGCCAATGCACTTGATAACATTACTTTTTTGGAAGATAGAGATTTTGCATTAGTGCGGCACCAACAAATTTATAAGGTTATGAGACAACTAGAAAAACGTGGTAAGCCAGTGGATTTTGTCACGATTGCAGACAGATTTTCAGATCATATCGAAAGCATTGGCGGTGTTTCTTATCTTTCCCAACTTGCATCCGCTTGTCCAACAGCTGCAAACGTTGAGTATTATGCCAGGTTGGTAAGGTCCAAGGCATTGGAACGGAGAACACAAAACTTAGGGCAAATCATTACTGGAATTAACAGAGATGACTTTGAATCGGATGAAGAATTTTTTTCTCAAATTGAAAATTTAGTAGCTGAAATGCGACCTAAAGAAAATGCCAAAATGCTCAGCTTTTCAGAAACAAAAGAAAAATATTTTCAACATCTTGCAAAGAAAGCTGAGTACATTAAAACAGGTTTTGCACAATTTGATAACTGGGCAAAAGGGTTATGGCGTGGTTGGTTGTTTGTCTCAGCTGGGCGGCCTAGTGTAGGTAAAACGGCAATGCTCTTACAGCGTTTGTTCGGCGTTGCTAAACAGCATGACGGTGTTGTTCTGTTATTTTCACAAGAAATGGATGACGACTCATTAAAAGACCGTTTTTTGTCCCAGACAACAAACATTAATTATCAAAAGATAAAAAGCAAAACCTTATCTGACCAGGAAAAAGAAATGCTGAAAATGGGCTATGAAGAGTTTGAATACTTGCCTATATTCATCCAAGACAGTGCCGGTGTTACCATTGATGAAGTGAGGGCAACAGCAAGACAATTCAAGAAAAAACATGGAAAAATTGCTGCTATTGCAGTGGATTACCTCCAGATCATGAACATACCAAAAATAAAAGGTGAGACCAGGGCAGAAGCAATTGGCCGCGTGACAGGTGAAGCAAAACGGATTGCCCGGGAATACAATTGCTGCTTTATCATGCTATCCCAAATGTCCAGGGACTTTGAAAAGTCAGCATCAAAACCGCAACTATCACATTTAAAAGAATCAGGTTCTATTGAACAAGATGCAGATGTGGTTGAGTTTTTGTGGCATGATCCAAACGACATGGAAAACGGTGGGAAAGTGATACAGCAAACAATCGCTAAGGGCCGTGATACTGGACTAAATGAATTCAGATTGCTTTTCAAGGGATGGGTTCAGCGTTTCGATGAATTACCAAGAAAGTAAAGGAGATGAGCGGATGGATCAAGTAGATTATGAAGCTCTCACTGCAAAGCTTGGTGAAGTGACATTACAAAATAAGCAACTAAAAAGGGCAAATCTCAACATAAAAAGGGAGGTAAAAGCTCTTAGAAGAGAAGTTAAGAAACTAAAAGATGAAGCTGCTAAAAACCGCAAACCACATTATAAAAATGGCAAGAGAGGTTCAAAGTTTAATGGATAACCGCATCATATTTTTCAGTGGTGGTAAATCAAGTTTTGCTGTCGCTGATTGGGTAAAAACGCATTATCCTGATGACTGCATTCTGCTCTATTTTACCGATACATTGTGGGAGGATGAGGATTTATACCGTTTTATTTATGAAGCATCGGACAAGCTGGAACTTCCCTTGCTTTATCACAGCCGGGGAATTACACCGCTACAACTTATGGTGATGGAACGGTTTATGTTTAACAGTAGAGTCGGTAACTGCTCCAAAAAGCTAAAAATGAAAGTCTCAGCCGATTACTTGAAGAAAGGGATCGTGCCGGATATAGAAAAATGGTACAACAAAGAGTTTCTAAAACAGGATGATTTTATCAAAGGTGCAACGCTATATTTCGGAATTGGATGGGATGAAGCACATAGAGAAGGACCAATACGAGAGAACTGGAAACCATTCGATGTCGTCATGCCGTTAATCGATGAAGTTATTGACAATAACGAAATACTAGCAAAATACGATATTAAACAGCCTAGATTGTACGATATGCAGTTTGTCCATAACAATTGTGCTGGAAGATGCGTAAAGGCAGGACAAGGGCATTTTAAAAACTTGTTGATGAAGAAAGAATCGATGTTTAAAGAGCTAATGGAACAGGAAATTATCATCAGCGAATATATCCGATATACCAAACAACCAGCTATTAAAAATGGTAAATGTAAAGATTACATGTTTAAGGATGTTTGGGAGTTTGTCAGCAACGGAAAAAAGTCGGATAAGATTCAAAACATTTTAGAAGCAAATAAATATACAAAGAATTGGCTTTTAGGGAAAGACAGTAAAGGAAATGACATCAATAAACCTTACAGCTTTATGAAAGCTATGACACTAGAAGATTTAGAAAAGAAACCTGTCCAGTGTGATATTTGGGATATTGGCGGATGTGGTTGTTTTGTTGAATTTGATTAGTGAGGAGTGAATGTAATGGAAATATCAGAAGCATATTACAGAGCCCTGCATCCAGAAGAATTCGAACCTGTTGTTAACAAGTCAAAAGGAGTGAGGAAAATGTATCCTATTGGCTCCTGGGTGAAAGTGAAAATCAATGAATACCCTAACACCATTGGATATATTGCAGGCTTTAACAACCTCACAGAAATTTATCTCATAAAGGTAACAATTATCAAGGGATTAACGGTTAAACCAGGTTAAAATATTATCTTGCAATTTCCTAAAGGATATCTGGATTTATTAGAAGATTTGGAAGGTGGTTTTGACACATCTTTTCTTCATGATCTTGCTTTAGATTTTTCTTTGGCTACAAAAAACAAAGCGCTATTTAATCAACTATTAAATGGGAGGAATGAATAGTGTTAACTTATGGCGAAATAAATGTAGGAGATGCGGAAAAATTTTCGAAAACAATTTCTGAATTTGATGTTTATCAATTTGCTGGGATTACTGGCGATTATAATCCAGTGCATGTTAACAAAGAGTTTGCAAAGGATTCTCTTTTCAAAGAACGCATAGCACATGGGATGTTGGTAGGGTCTTTTATCTCAACGATCCTTGGGACAAAGCTACCAGGCGAAAATACCATTTACCTTTCTCAGTCTTTGAAATTTGTAGCTCCTGTCATGATAGGCGATACTATAACCGCAAAAGTTGAAGTTACCGAAAAAAGAGATGACAGGAAAATTATTAAATTAAAAACGCAAGTACTCAATCAACATGGGAAAATAGTTATAGATGGTGAAGCGACTGTTATGAAAAGATAATAAGCATACTTTGAAAAAATGAAGCGAGGGAGTTGCTATGAGACTTATCAGTTGCAGTGAATGCGGATCCTTAGTCAAAGGAAATCAAACGAGCTTAGTAGGACATAAAAGAGTTTGTCACCAATGTAAAAAGAAATTAGAAAAGAAGCAAGTCGCTTTTTTTAGGAAACAAGTGATACGAGGTCGTAATGTTGGAGGGGAAGAAAATGACACAATGCCAGTTTCCCGGTTGCAAGTTAAAAGCAACCAAAACCTGGGCACTTGTTGATTTATGTGAGGAACATTATGTAGATGTTAAGGTTGAAACCCAACAATATTATGGACAAAAAACAGGTATGTTTCGAATTCCTTATGATGAAAGAACCTATTTTCATAGAATCTCACATCTAATTCCGTGGAGAATGAAAGCGATAGATATTGTAAAACTGGGAAGGAAGCAAAAAATATGAGATTTATAGGTATCGATCCATCCACAAAGACCGGGTTTGTCGCTCTTGATGAATCCGGCCAAGTGGTCCGGGCTAAAGAACTGAAAGGTGTGGGCAGTGAGGATCCATACCGTATGGCAACTATGATTGATGAAATTATGGACCATATCCATCCAGATGATTTTATTGTCATCGAGGGCTTTGGTTATGCATCTATGCAGGCGGTGCAGAATGGCGGTATTGGCTGGGGCATTAGGATGTCATTACTTCGAAGGGGCATTAAGTATTATGAGGTTGCTCCAAATGCTGTTAAAAAGTTTGTAAATGTTTCTGGTTGGACTGGGGAAACAGGAAGTAAGCTGCGCTTGGAAGGCAAAGAAAAGAAAAAGGCAGTTATGGTAGCTGTAAAAGAAATGTACGATTTTGAAAGCAAAAGCGACAACATTGTTGATGCGTTTATTATGGCCCAAATTGCTATGTATCTATTTATAGCTGAAGAAACAAGAAACATTTGCTTACCTAAATATCAACTTGAAGTACTGGATACTATTTTAAATCCTACTCCAAAGGTTAAAAAACCGCGTAAAAAGAAGAGTAAATCCTAATGGGCAGCTGGAAGAGATCTCCAAGAGAGCTAAAAAAAGTTGTTTATGCTCTTGATGAGCACACCATAAACAAGATTATTAAGGACCATGAAGACCGCGGTTGGGTAAAATCTAGTGAAGTTAAAGAATATATTTACGGTTTAGGTTGTCTAATGATCTATGAAAACAGGAGGAAAAAGGATGCAAAGACCAAAAGTAAGTCAGATTGTCATCGATGAGTTTACTAAATTGATAGATTCCCAGGATGCTAAAGGACTACAAAAATATGGTGAATCAATCGATGAAGCATCTGATAAAGAGTATGATTGGAAGCTCATGGCACTGGAAGAAGGCGCGGATCTGCAGAAATATCTAATTAAAAGAATCTTAGAGCTTGAAAAAGTTATAGCTTATGCTGCAAGAAAAAGCACTCGATTTTGCAAATACCTAGCTCTTGAAAATGAAAATCTGTCTTTGGCAAAAGAAAATGCGGAGCTAAAAGAAAAACTGGAGTTAAAAACTCAAGCCTATGAAGCACTTTTAAAATCTATATAACCTTTTTGGAGGGATGGAAATGAGAGCAAATGGTGTTGTGAAAGTAACCCGAGAAGCTCAAAGGAAAATTTACATCCAAGAACTTCAAGATAGAGGAATTACTACAAATGAAAATGGGGTTAAAATTGAAAACCTTGATTACCGTTCATTGCTTAGTCAATTAACCTTAATTAGATTCAAAGAAATTGATGTAGTAAACGCAGAAAGTAAGTGGTTTTGATGAACTGGAAAATGGCAACTAAAAAACAATTATTGCAGATTATTCTAGATGAACAATGCCCGATTATTTTCAAGTTTGAAGCTAAGAATGAATATAAACGGAGGGATGAACGTGGATTTAGAAAAGCAATTAACCAGGCAAGAATCGTTAGGCACCGGGATTGATTTAAGCAAGTTGTTTCAAATGCAGAAAGGGCTAGATGCTCATATTGAAAAAGAGCATCCTAGAATGGTTGGTGAGGATCGCTTAGCAAAAAAGATTCTTGCTTTACAAGTTGAATTAGGTGAGCTGGCGAATGAACTTCCAGAGATATTCAAATTTTGGAGTAATAAAAAGAACAATTTTGAAAAAGCATTAAAAGAATATATTGATTGCATTCACTTTGGTTTATCGATTGGGTTAGATCTAGGAGTAAAAAATCTTTCAGTCGAGTATCGGAGTGTAAATTCGTGGAACACTATTTGCTCCTTTGGTTACGTGTTTAGTAGAGTCAATAAATTACAAGAAGCAATTACTTTTAAAAAATGGAATACAGAAAAAGATGCTTACTATAGATATTTGGTTGCTATGAAGGCATTAGCATTATTAGGTGACAAACTTGGTTTTACATGGGAACAGGTCGAACAAGCCTATTTCGAAAAAAATGCAGTAAATCATCAAAGGCAAAAAAATGGTTATTAAAATACCTGAAAATCCATGTGCAATCTGTAGAAAAAAAGAAGCTACTCAGTTATGTGATTTTGTAATTGATTATGTATGGACATCTCATCATGGAAACGGGACATTAACTTGTGATTTACCAATGTGTACGGAATGTTCCGATCACCGGGGTTCACATGATTTTTGTCCTCAGCATTCACAAATGCTAAAAGATTTGGATTTAAAAGATCCTGTATTGGTAAAAAGAAGGAATTATCACCAGTCGAAAATGATTAGGGAGAGTGTCAATTGATGGGCAGGGAGATTAAGTTTCGGGCAAAAGTATTGAATTCGAATAACTGGATATATAGACAGCCTTTCCATATCAGAGGGACATGGTACATGTATAACAGCTTATGGGACATGGTTCCGATTGAACATAAGACAATTGGTCAATACACCGGATTAAAAGACTGTGATGGTCAAGAACTTTATGAAGGTGATATTTGCGAATTAAGAACAGGTTATGGAATGTACGGAACAAAAGGCGTTGTAGGATTTGAAAAAGGTGAATTTTACTTCACAAATTTAGATGAAGGACTCTTTGGAGAATTTAAAATCATCGGTAACATTTATGAAAACCCAGAATTACTAGCATCAAATTAAACGCACATACTGCCTTTATAAGCGTTTTTAAATCAACAGAATGTAATTGGTCTATGTTCTGTTAAAAACTTCTGTATCAAGCGATACGAGAGCGTATCAATCGAATATACTAAAAGGAGAATCTCAAATGAGCAAAGCAGAATTGAACGTACTTTTTAAAAAGATCCAAAAGGATGATAAAAAAGAAGTTTTAGAGTTTCATGTTCAAGGTGATGAGCTTCCATATTCTGATGAATTAGTTGAAATGGCAGGTTCTATCGTAGTGTTGAATGTACCAAAAAGCGAAGCAGGAACTATCAATACAGAGTTTAAGTCAATTCAAAGGGACAGCAAGAAAACAGTCCTTAAATTCAATGTTAAAGGTGATTCTGACGACAAAATGAACAAGCTCTATCCTCATGCTGGCAGAACAGTTACCTTAACACTCGAACCATCTCAAATGTCATTGGAAGAATTCAATGATCATCAAGGTGTTGAGTATAAAGTCGATTCGGATGGGACTGCAGCTGTAGTTCCTGATCAAATGACAATAGAAGATGTCACTCAAGAAGAAACAGCTGTAGTATTTGGTACACATCCAGAAGATACTGATCCACTCTTTAATGATGACGATCAATTGTTTTAAACAGCTGATGACCATCTCGTGTTAATTCTCGGGATGGTCTTAATTGAACCAAAAGGCGAAACAAATATAGTCCTTTGAAAACTGAATAATGTGGTACAATATCACCAATAAAGTTAGGAGGTTGTGCTAATGGAAAAACTACCTTTACACTACCATACAAAACAACTTGAAGAAGTGAAAAGTAAAGTATCAAGTGGTTCACAGCTTAGCCATGAGGACATATCATTTCTATTTGACACTATTGAACAACTAGAAGGTGAGTTAAAAGAGTGGATTGCTTTGTATGAAAAAAATATAAAATATTAAAAATGTACCGCATTATTCGAAAGAGTAAGGCGGTATTTTTATGTCGCAATATGAGAAAAGGAGGGTAAAAATGAAGGTTATTTATAGGTGGTATTGTGATTGTTGTGCTGGTTATTTTTATACAGACTTTGATGATGAACCTGAATCTTGTCCTTATTGTAAATCAAATGATGCATTACAACACAGCAAAGATTTTGAGGTAAAACCAATAAAAAGTTAAGACGTATTACGAAACAAAAGTTAACGCAGTTAACTTAGAACGAAATTGTGAAGGAGTTTAGAAAGTGAAAAAACAACGATGGCGAAAAACTAAGCCAAAAATGAAGCTTTGGAATTGTGATTTTTGTGGAAAATCTATCAAAGTCTTAGCAAGTTATGAGCCTAAATACTGTTGTAGCGGTTATGAGTGCGGTTGTTATGGACTTCCGATAAATGAAATGTTATGTGACGAATGCTTAGAAAAACACTTTAGTAAACCGATTAAGTGATTCGTATTACGAATCAAATAACGTCTTAAAAATTGTATAGATTTACCTTTTAAAGGGGTGATTAATTTGGATTTTGAATTACCTGAGCTTGATAGAAAAGCAACAAAAGCTAAAGTAGAAGAACATCTTGAGAAATACCGCCTCTTTAAATACTTAACTTTCGAAGAACGTGAAGCATCCATTACAGCTAGTCCAGATCCGCGGTATCATGGGCCAACAAATCAAACTAGTGACCAGACTGGAACTATTGCTGTCTACAATGTAGATGAGCAAGAAAAACGTAAACACTTTTGTTTACGAACTGAACGGGCTGTTAAACATCTGCCACCAATGGAACGTTTTTTGATTGAACATAGATATATGGCTGATGATAGCGAGTATTTAACAGATTTCAAGGTTTATTGTTTTAAATTTCAGCCGCCAATTTCAGCTGTGACTTATGATAAAATCCGCTGGAAAGCCTTTTATCGATTGGCATTAAATTTGAATATTGCAGTGACAAAAAAATAATAAAAATGGTGATAGCAATGTTAATATGGTAAATCTTAATGATTATAAATATCAGGAAAACGAAGAATCTATTATTCTTACTTCAAAAGAACCTGACGAAGATGGTTTTACCTTCAGCATAACCTTTACAAAAGACGAAAAAGAAAATGAAGAATCTTTGAAAGCTATAAAGGAATTTTTTATAAGAGAGATTTTATAATCTCTCTTCTTTTTATTGGTATATTTTTGGTAGTGATGGTAATATTTTAAACAGAAAGGGGTTGCATTTACATGCCAAATAATAATAGAAAGCGAGTATGGAATTTATATAGAGTCAGTACAAAATCTCAGGTGAATAAAAACGAAGATATTCCGCTTCAGGAAAATGCGTGCCGAAAATTTATCCGTGAACATAAAGATTGGGAATTATGCAATGAATTGTATGAGCGTGGGGTATCAGGATGGAAGAACAAAACTGATGATCGTGATGAATTAGTAAGAATCAAGGAAGCAGCAGAAAATGGAGAATTTGATATTTTAGTTGTCTGGATGTTTGATAGATTGGGAAGAAGAGAAGACGAGTCTCCATTGGTCGTACAATTTTTAGTAGAGCATGGCATTGAAGTTTGGTCAGTTGCAGAGGGACAAGCCAAACTTGAGCAACATTCAGATCTGTTAATTAACTATATCCGTTTTTGGCAATCATCAGGCGAATCAAAAAAGACAAGTATCCGTGTGAAAGAAGTTATGTCTCAAATGAATGAACATGGCGATTATTGTGGTGGAAAACCGCCTTATGGTTACAAAATTATTGAAACTGATATTCCTCATCCTAAAAAGGATAAATTCATTAAAAAGTTAGTTATAGATCCAGAAGAAGAAGCAATTGTGAAACTTATTTTTGATTTAACCTTAAACAAGGGATATGGCGGGGCCAGAATTGCAAAATATTTAAATCAAAATGGTTACACCAATCGTGGAAACATATGGAGACATAATTCTGTTAATCGTATGCTCAAAAATCCCGTCTATATGGGTAGAAAAAGATACAATCTCATTAATGATGATAAGAGAATAAATCCTCTTGAAGATTGGAAATTACAGCCTCAAAATGATGATTTAGTCATTATTTCTGAAGATATCTTTTTTAAAACGCAAAAGCTCATTTCGGATAGAACTGCAAATAAAAACGAAAATATTAATGCTCCCACTTGCGGGAATTTACTATTATCAGGAATTGTAAGATGTGGTTATTGCGGGTGCAAATTAAAAACAGATTATACAATTAAAAAATATACTCGTAAAACAGATGGTGAAGTTACAACTACTTATCAAACAAGATATCGTTGCCATCATGCACGTAATATTCCTAATCATGGAAAGTCAAATTATAGTTCTAAGATGTATGAGGAAAAATTTGAAAAAAAATTAATTGAGGTCATTTCAAAATTAAATCTTGATTCTTTTGCTGAAGAAGCAAACAAATACAAGATGGAAAATATCAATGAAAAAATAATTCATTTAAATAAGATGAAAGAACAAATGCAATTAAAATATCGTCAGCTGGACAAATTAAATGATGAAGTTGCTAAATCGTTATTGGGTGAAAGCGACTTTACCCCCAAAATCTTAAATGCTTCAATCGAGAAAACCGAAAAAGATATAACTGATTTACGTGAAAAAATATCACTTACTGAAGCTGATCTGAATTCAGCCAAGATCGAAATGTCGGATATTGAACAGCTGAAAACAGAATTTCATGATTGGGAAACAAAATATAGAAATGCAGATTTGGATAGTAAGAAAATGATGCTTTCAAGAATATTAAAAGATGTCGTTTTTAAAGAAAAGGACATTAGCATTTCAGTTAAATTAACTATTGAAAATTCAATTGATAAACATTCGGATTTAGTAGAGTATAACCAACACCATACCGACAGGAATGGGTGGTCCTGGATACACAATTAAATGTGAAACAGAAGGAAATCCACATAAACATGTTCCAGGATCCTTATCAATGGCACACGCAGGAAAAGATACAGGCGGAAGCCAATTCTTCATCGTACATGAATCACAGCCACATTTAAATGGAGTCCATACTGTATTTGGACAAGTAACATCAGACCTTGAAGCTGTAAGAGCAATGAAAAATGGCGATGTTATGGAGAAAGTTGAAGTATTCGACGTCGAGTAAAAGTAAGAGGGGGGTAGGAATTCTACTCCCTTCTTTCTTTTTTCTATAATTATTTTTCACTGATTTCATTTTCTTTTCATGATCGAACGATCTTGATACAATATCTTCATTACGTTTTATTAAGTGAGATTACTATATAAAATACTAGCAGCAAGGGGAAATAAATAACGATGAAATTAGTTTCTTGGAATGTTAATGGCCTTAGAGCTTGTGTTAAAAAAGGCTTTTTAGATTTTTTTCATGAAGTAGACGCAGACCTGTTTTGTATACAGGAAACAAAATTACAGGAAGGACAAATTCAACTTGATTTAGAGGGCTATTATCAATTTTGGAATTATGCTGAAAAAAAAGGCTATTCAGGAACAGCTGTTTTTTCTAGGCTAGAACCTCTTTCAGTCAAATACGGATTTGATGTTGATGATTCGGAGCCTGAGGGAAGAATCATTACCCTAGAGTATGAAAAGTTTTTCTTGGTAAATGTTTATACCCCCAATTCCCAGCGAGATTTAGCAAGATTAGGATTTCGCTTAGAATGGGAAGATAAAATCCGAACCTATCTTCAAGAACTCGACAAATCAAAGCCAATCATACTTTGTGGTGATTTAAATGTTGCCCATCAGGAAATAGACTTGAAAAACCCTAAATCCAATTTAAATAATTCTGGGTTTACTCCTGAAGAACGCGGGAAAATGACAGTCTTGCTCGAATCTGGATTTGTTGATAGTTTTCGGCACTTATATCCAGACCGAGAAGGGGCCTATTCCTGGTGGTCCTATATGTTAAAAGTTCGGGAGCGGAACATTGGATGGCGTATTGATTATTTTATTACATCACATAACATAAAGGACAGAATCCGTGAGGCCAAAATCAATTCTGAAATTATGGGAAGCGACCATTGCCCGGTTTCATTGGAAATAGATTTATAATTCTCCCATAGAACTCAACATTCCATAACTTTAACTTATTAGCAATCATAATAAATCCGTTCTTTTCAAAATATCATGATAAAGATAAAGTAAGATTTGGAGGGGAGAAGAGTGGATTATAAAAAAGAAGTTAAGCAGCAATTTGGAAAGAATGCTGAATCCTATGTTACAAGCTCTATTCATAAAGACGGCGTGGACCTGCAAAAATTACTAAAATTAGCGAAAATAACAGGTGAGGAAGTTGTCCTGGATATTGCTACGGGTGGAGGACATACCGCAAATGGCTTTGCCCCATTCGTTAATAAAGTGATAGCTTTTGACCTAACGGCCCAAATGTTAGTTGCAGCTGAAAAGTTTATCCGCGGAAATGGCCATCAAAATGTTGAGTTTGTTCAAGGTGATGCCGAAGACCTGCCTTTTTCTGCTCAAAGCTTTGATATTGTTACCTGCAGAATTGCTCCGCACCATTTTCCGAAC